TCGAACCACTCGCTACCGGTCGCCCTGGTCGGGGCCGGCTCGTCGAGGCCGGGGAACCCGAGGTCGGCCCACGACTTCGTTTGCGGGACCGCTGTGCATCGTCCGTTGACGTGATCGTCCGGGCCCGGATCGTCCAGCGGAAACACCTGCCCGTCCATCGAGATGCACGCCGCACACGACCGGGTCGACAACTCGCAGTGCCACGACCACCCAGCCAGGACGTCCGCGTGCTGCTGCCGCCCAGCCATCGCACCGGCACGGGACGCGTCCAGCGTCTCCGTCCGCGCTACCCGCAACGCTGAGGTGAGGCCGCCGTTGAACCGGCCCTCCGTACGCTGCATGATCCGGGCAGCGGTGGCCCGCGGGTTCGTCCCCGCGGCGTACCCGCGGACCAACTCCTTGCGGACCGCGGCATCGACGTCAGCGGGCATCGCGTCCATCGTCTTCGTGATCTGCTCCGTGGACCGCTTCACGATCGCTTCGAGCCCGGCCTTGTCGATGGTGGTCCAGGACTGAAGGTCAACCAGGTGGCGGCCTTGGGCCGGCAGCTGGGAGTCGATCACGCTGGCTTGGGCGGCGCCGGCGATGTCGATGACCTTGTCCAGGTCCCCGATGATCCGGACCGCACCGGTCGAAGCGAGCCCGTCGAGCTCGTCGCGGATCGTCGCGAGGACCTTCAGGAGCCGCTGCGAACGGAGCAGCTGCGCACGGGAGACCTTGTCTGCGGAGGTCAGCAGCTCCAGGAGCGCACCGTTCAGGTCGCCTTGGATGTCGTTCCAGGCGCCTACCCAGGCGGCGACGAGGTCGCGGGTCTGTTGGTCGGTGACCGCTGCGAGGTCCGCACGGAGCTGCGTGACGAGGGACTCGGTCGCGTGGGTGTACGCCATCGGCTCAGAGCGACGCGGCGAGGGTCGCCCGCACCGCGCAGTCCTTCGCCTCCAGGAGCTTCCGGAGCGCCATGTCGAGCTCGACAGACTCCGGGAGCGTCTCCACCAGACGCAGCGCGAGGACAGCGAACGGTGCCGAGGCGTCCTGCAGGTGCGGTGGGAGGTGGCTGAAGTCGAACCAGCGCAGCATCTCCGTGACCTTGTTCGAACGGGCCTCGTCCACCTACGCCACCGCCTTCGCTGGATCCTGGCCGTTGCGGAACGCGTCGATCGCCACCTGCGCGGCTGACGCATCCGGATCTATCCAGTTCCCGTCCGCGTCGACAGCCTTCTCGAGGTACTCGTCGATGTCCTTCACACCCAGCGCCTGCAGCAGGAGCCGCATCGTGACCAACGGCGGCATCTTCCCCGTACCGTCGGCCTCCACGATCGCGGTCACCAGGGTCTGCGGGTCCAGGTCGTCCAGCGAGGGCCACTCGACGTCGACGGTGCGGTTCGAGTCCTCACCGGTCAGCGTCACGACCAGGCGCCCGAAGTCGTCCCGCGAACTGGAGCCCTTCAAAGCACCCTTCGGTGCCAAGACAGACTGGTCGATGACGTAGGACAAGATCCGCTTGTACGCCGCCGACCACAGCGACCGGCGCTGCCCGATCTCGCGGGCCATCGGGTCATCCAACGTCTCGGCGGTCGCCCGCGCGCCGCTGATGCCCGGGTCGGCGAGCAGCATCGTCAACGGGATCCCCATCGACGCTGCCACCAGCCCGGCCAACGGCTTCCCCGACTCGGCGTCGATCGTGGCACCAGTCTTCGGAATCGCCTCCAACGTGGCACCAGTCATCGCAGCGGTCTCACCCACACCCTGCTGCCCGCCCGAGGTGTCGAACGACCGGGTGTGCTGGTCGATCCGTGCAGCTGCACGCTGCGCCGCGGACCGCCGCGGTGCAGTGACCCGCCACGCGAACCGCGACAGGGCCTTCACGAGCTTCGCCCAGTCCGTCAGGAACCCCTCGTACGCGCGGGCCCAGACCAGGCCGGCGTACGCGTCGCCGATCCCGAACTTCTGCCCGTCGAGCCGGTTCACCGAGAGGTGCAGGATCGGGGCCGACCAGTTGATCGGGACACCGTTGATGGCCTGCGGCCGCGAAGCGGGGTAGTAGCCCAGCGCGGGGTGCAGGACCCGGCGGCGCTCCCACCGGGTGCGGGTCACACCTGTGCCGTACCCGGGTTCGATGACGGACGTCTCGTACTCGCGGATGTAGAACCAGGGCTCGTCGCGGTCCTCCGGGTTGGAGATGACGTCCTGGATCTCCTCGAACGGCGTCGACCGCGGCTGCACCCGCCCCAGCAGCGGCGAGGTGAACAGGGCGATGAAGACGTTCCCGTCGGTCTCCAGCGCCCGCTCGAGCTCCTCCTGCGCCTGGCTGGAGGTGAGGGCGGCCTGGGTGGAGTCGTCGTCCCAGAACTGCTGGACCACGGTGTTGACGTCCTCGTCCCTGCAGGTGACCGTGACGCCGCCGCCGAAGATGTACGCGATCCGCAGGTTCACTGCCCGCTTCATCAGCGGCGACGCGATCGCCATGATCCGGCAGTTCCGGGCGATCTGCATCAGGCCCTGGCGGGTGAACGCGATGTCGGCTTCGGCGCCGAGCCGCAACCAGCCGCGGTCCTCGGCTGCGAGCTCGAGGTCGGCCATGGACTCGCGGGCCATCTCGAGGTCGTTCTCGGTCGCGGCGAGCCGCTGGGTCAGGTCGACCACGTCACCGGACTCGGCGAGGGGGAAGTCGGGCATCCGGTCGCCTCCTCAGTGTCGGGTCAGTAGCCGGGGGTGATCGCGAAGTCCGCGAGCTCGTCGTCAAGGTCGTCCTCGGTGACGAGGTCCTCGCCCTGCAGCAGCGGCTGCAGCACGAGCCGGTTCAACGCCTGCGTGAGGGCGTCGACCTGGTCGTCGTTGGTCGCGTTCGGGAACCCGGCGCACTCCTCGATGAGCCCCCCGACCCACGCAGCGCCCTCGAGGTGCGAAGCCGGCAGGTGCACGTTCCCGGCCTCGATGAGCGGGGACACCGCTGAGGCGCGGGCTTCCTTGGAGCCCTGCGGCTCCTCCGGCACGATCCCCGGAACCTTCGACTTCAGCGACGCCATCACCGCGGGCCCGTTGGCCTTGTCCTCGATGATCTTCAGCGTCGCCTGCGGCCACCGTGCCGTCAGGTCCTGGATCTGGTTGCACGTCTCGACGAAGTCCCACTGACCGCGGACCTGCTCGAGGAGGTAGCAGTCCACGCCGCGGCGCCACCAGACCTGCCCGACGACGTAGTCGGAGGCTTGGGTGTCCTTGAACGCCAGGTCCCAGGACTGGATGATCTCCTCGGCGCCCGGGACGAGCCGCGCGCCGTCAGCGCGCTGGACCCACGGCAGCGTGTCGTACCGCTGCCACCAGTCCCGCTTCAGGATCCCGCCCTCAACCGGCGACGGCTGCCCTTGGTACATCGCGGTCCAAGCCCTAGAGCCGACCTCGCGCTGCTTCTGCACCCACTGCGCATCGGTGCGGCCCCGCGCGCTGATCATGAACTCGCCCGGCTCACGCCCAAGCGGATCCGGTTGCCCGTAGTCCGGGTCGTCTTCGGGGAGCTTGGAGGTGTCGATGGCCTGGGCGGGGATGTTTACCGTGGACCACTCGGACCCGAACTCCGCACCCAACCAGCCGGACAGGTCGTCCTGGCGCCACCGGGTCTGCACGATCACGACCGGCGCACCAGGTGCGAGGCGCTGCAGCGCGACGGACTGCCAGTAGTTCCGCACGACCTGCCGCCAGGCCTTCGAGTCGGCCTGCTGGTCGTCCTTGTACGGGTCGTCGATGATGAGCAGGTCCACGGGCCGGCCGATGAGGTTGCCGCCGATTCCGACGCAGAGGACGCCGCCCCTGTAGCCGACGAGCTTGAACTCGTGCTTCGCCTGCGTGGACCGGGAGAGCGTGAGGCCGAGTTGCGGGTTGGTGCGGATGATCTCCCGGATCGCCTCACCGAACGTGGAGGCCAGGTCGTGGCCGTTCGACACGATCGCGACCCGCAGGTTGGGGTTCCTGGTCAGCATCCACACGACGAACCAGATCGAGATCCGCTGGGACTTGCCCTCCTGCGGGGGCATGGAGAACTTCTTCCGCTCGCACTCGCCGGTCGCGACCTGCACGAGGTTCGCGTCGATCACGTCGAGTGCCGGGGTCTGCACGATGGACCGGTCCAGGGCCTGGGCCATCGCACCGGGTGTGGCCCATTGCTGGTCGCGGAGTTCGGGGGCGAGCTCGGTCGCGATCATGTCGAGCCAGAGGTCCGAGGCCGCCACCGTGTCACCCCCGGGTTGGTTCTGGTCGGGGTACGGCGAAGGGCGAGGCCTCCAGATTTGGAGACACCTCACCCCTGGGGCAAATAGTGAGCGGTCGAACCGGGGTTGTCAACAACCGCCGTCGCGGTGGTCTACCTCAGCGCGGCGAACACCAGCGCGCCGATGAGCACCGCGACAACAGGCGTCAGGGCGAACACAACGCCACCAGGGTCGACCGCTCACCACCGCCTGAACGCTCTCCGGATCATGCGCCCATCCTCCCATCCAGGTCGTCCGCGAACGCATGCTCCGGACCAGCCGCCGGGCCCTTCAACGCCTTCACCCAACCCGCACGGTGACACCACGGGCTAGCGCAGTTCGGACACAACGACGGCCACGCATCGACCGCCGGACGAGGCCAAGCACACCAGCAGAACACCGCCAGCGGACGAGGCCGCTCACCAGCGGACTCGGCCCGGATGTGCTCGGCGAGCAGCCCGATCGTGCCCGGCTCCCACGACTCGTGGCACTCCGCACAAGCTGCGATCTGCTCCACGTGCCGGACCCTCAGCGTCCCTCGTGCCCCGCACATCGGGCAGGTGTTGTCCGGCTTCCACGGCGGCTCCTCCCACCCGGTTGCGATTTTCGCCCAGGTCCACCAGTCCCGTACGTCGCGTTCGAGCTCGTGGAACGCACAGCACCGGGCACTGCGCTGCTTGGCCGGCGTCCGGCACCGGTCCAGGGACACGGCGAGGCCGTTGAGGCGCCTGACGCAGGCCGTGGCGTCGCCGTCGTCGTCCTCGCCGAGCATCCGCACCCACTTCGCGGCGGCCTGGTCGATCTGCAGGTACGTCCCCACGGAGTGCACGGAGGCGGCGGGCCTGGACTCGTACCCGCCGGCACCGGAGTCCGGGCCGTTCCCGATCGGTGCGGCGTACTGGAGCTGCTCGAGCAGCGACGGGACCTTCGTGACGTGGTCGAGGCCGAAGGTGGTGCCGCCTTGGCGGGTGGTGTAGTGCTCGCGGTGGGTGTGGGGGCGGGTGAGCTCGGCGATGTAGTCGGTCAGGTCCATCAACGGGCGCTGGGTCATCAGTCGGTGGCCTCCTTCGCTTGTTCCGCGCGGGGTTCCTGCAGATCGGCTGGTTGGTGCTCGTCTGCGGGCAGCCCGAACGCAACGCGGAGGCGGCGCACCGCCTCGTCCGCCGAAATCGCACCCTGCGACAGGGCACGCTGCAAGTCAGCAACCGCGCACTGCCTGCGAATGCCGTCGGCCCACAGCACGGCCACCCGGTTGATCTCAGCGGCTTCCCTGGCGCGGCGGACACGATGGAACTTCCGGATCGCGGCGGATCCAAGGACACCGCCGAGCAGGGAGCAGATCACGAACACGGTCACGGTGCGGATTCCTCGCCGAAGTCGTCGCGCTTCGCCTGCTCGGCTTCGATGCGCTTCAGCACGATGTCGACATCCCCGGTCAGCCGCACCGACTTCGGGGTCAGCGTCATCCGGATCCGAGGCCGGCCGTCGACGTGCTCGATGTGGAAGTCGTCAGCCTGGACGGCTCTGGTGAAGTCGACGCCGTCGATCTCGAGCAGGTTCTTGCTCGGGTCGAGGCGCTCGAGGTGGAGGTTCACGTGCATGGTGTGGCTCCTTCGAGGGTGGTGATGACGTGGACGGTTTCGGGCATCAGAGCGCCGACGCTCGGACGATGGCCTGGACGAAATCCTCCATAGCCGGGAGCAGGTCGGTCAGGATCTCGGCGTCCGACCAGCCACGCCGTGCGCCCTTCGCGCCAGCGAGCAGGGCCTCGGCGAGACCTTCGCGGATCGTGGCGGCGTACGCCTGCTGCTGCAACTCGCTCATCGCCGGGCCTCGATCCGCCGCAGCGTCGCCGCGATCTCCTCGGCCAGGTCAGCTTCTGGACGCCACAGCCCGAGCCGACCCTTCGCGGTGATCGGGTCGGTCAGGAACCCGAAGGAGATCGGGTTCTCCAGCTCGAGGTGCACCAGGCCGCGGCGCGTCTTCCCACCTGCCTCGACGTAGGCCTGTTCGGCCCACGGACTGTCGCAGCAGCCTTCGTGGGCGTGGTGGATCCCGACGAGGTCGATGACGCCGAGGATCACGCGGGTCTGAAGCCGAACGCATTCGGGGTCCCACCAGCCGTAGAGCCGATGCCAGGCACCGGCGACCAGGCGCGACGCGAGGCCGCGTTTGCTGATCGCGGCGCCGGCGTGGATCGCGACCGGACCGCGGTACGACCAGGCGGCGGTGCGGTTCTCGATGGTCTTCCCGCCGTGGATGATCGCCCACGCCCAGGGCTGTCGAACCGTCAGGACCCTCATGCCTGCACCTCAGGCATGGCGATTTCGTTCGCGCTGCAGCCGTACCGGAAGCAGAACCGGCTGGACATCGTGATTCCTCGGGCGTCACGCTCCAGCCAGGTACTCCAGTCATGCCCAACGAGCTCGCACTGGCGCTTCGATCGGCAGGCCGGGCACAGATGCTCGGTCGGTGTCATCAGCCAGTCGTGGGAGTCCGGGTCATCGTCGTGGAAGTACGCGATCGCCTCGTAGACGTCGTCGAAGTGGACGGTGCCCTCGTCAGTGCCGCCGTCCTCGCCGCACCCGTCGCAGATGATCACGATGCAGTGCCGGATCTTGATGCTCACGACCCATCACCCGCCGGCAGCGCCTCGGGCCCACGGCCCAGGTTCGCGAGGAACGTCCGCGTCAACAGATCCCGATCCGCCGGCACCAGGGCAGCACCCAGAGCGACCAGCGCGGCCTTGAACGCCGTCGTCACCAACGACGCCTGCCCGGCCTGCAACTCGATCTCCCGGTCAGCGATCCCCATGTCGTGCGCCGTCTTCGCGAACCGCACCACCCGGTCACGTTCCCCGGCTTCCAGGATCGCGAGGCCGCGGACCTTCTCGCCCGTCTCGTGACGCTGCCCGTCCGACGACACACCGTGGGTCACACCCACCAGCCCACCCAGGTCATCCGCATCCAACTGCCACCGCAGCATCTGCCCGTACAGGTCCGCGCGCATCGACGCGAGCCGCAGCTGCTCGAGCACCACCCGGCCCGGGTCCGGCAACGGCACATCGTCCGGAACATCACGCACCGACCAGGCCGCCAAGTTCGCCTCACCCAGAGCCTTCGCCACCGGCCCAGGCCGGCCACAATGCATCCGGCACTTCGACAGGCCCAAGATCGCCGGACCGTGGCACCGCTCCCCGGACCGCTTCGAGTCCGACGTGCACTCCCAGCGGGTGTGGGCCTCGCACCAGAAGGCACCCGAGACTCGCATAGGGTCCTCGGCTTGCAAGGCGGGAGTCGTCATGAGAGCACCACCTTGGCCCGGTACAGCGCGTTGCGGGCACGCCGCGATCTGGTCGTGGTGGTTCGTCGGTAATAGCCGGCTCGCCATGCTCGGCGGATGAGCTCGTTGGCCGTCTTGGTGGTGATCGTGCTGGCGTTGAGGGCGCCGAGGAGGAGTTCGTCGTGGGTGTGGAAGCGGCCGTCTCCGAGGATGCTGCCGATGGCGAGGAGGGCTCGGAGTTGGTCGTCTCCCAGGGTGTCGATGAA